ACCATTCTGAAGCCTCTCTCGGACTGTCCCCACCAGGCGTATCTCTCGAACGCCCTTCAGGTGGCGGACGTTCTGGAGTGGATTCTCTCGCAGGTCGGCAAATCGGAGATTTGGCAGACTTCCTTCAGTATTTCAGAAGAATTCCTCCGCCGTCTCTTCTTCATCGAGAAGTCCGGCAACATCAAGGAGTTCAATCTTGTTCTCGACCATAAGGCGACGAACAAGACTCTAAAACTTTGGGCGTTCATCACTCAAACGATGAAGCGCACTTATCTCGCCGACAATCACTCCAAAATCTTGTTGGTAAAAGCGGAAAGTGGTGAAGTCGTCAGTGTCGTCACCTCGCAGAATCTCACCCGAGGCAACCGCCACGAGTCTACTTTCATCTCAACAGACACTGACATTTTCCAATCTCTCCACTCTTCCGTCTCTGATCTCATCAGAAATCACTCCGTCCCTCTCTCCGACCTCTTCAAACAGCGCATGACTGAAGCTGGAGCCAACAACTCTTAATCAGTATAATCTAAAATTCTTAATTAAATAACTCTTAATCGGCAAAGCCGACAACTCTACATTCTACACTCTAAACTCTTAACTCAATATATGCAATACTCCGAACAAATCCTCACTCAAATCGAGCAATATGCCTCTATATACGTTAAAATCAGCGATATGGCTATTATCCTCGGCATCCCTGCCGAAGTCTTGCGTCAGGATATTGCCGACAAGACTACTGATGTTTCCAAGGCGTACCACCGTGGCAAAGCATCAAGTCGTGTCAAACTTCTCCACCAGGAGATGCAGCTCGCTTATGTCGGCTCTCCTCTCGCCCTCGAAAACACCCGTAACAATCTCCTTGACATGGAGGATGACGAGTAATTGACCGTAAAGCCAGTTTCAGTAGTCTGTTCAAATAGTCAGTTCTCCCAGTCCTCCCAGTTCTCTCAAAAAAATTATTTGTCCCATTAGTCCTATTAGTCCTATAATTCAAAAATGAGCCAGCTCAACATCATCGAAATCGCCAAGCAGGATCTATACACCGCCAAATCTGATTTGGAAGCAAAGTATCCCATCCCCCAAATCGAGCACCTGTTAAGATTGCGCGACATGGTCACCTGGTCCATCGCCAACCCGGACATGAAGGATCGCCAGTTTGTTGATGAACTGCGCTCTCGTTACAGTCTCTCCCAAGTCACGGCTTACGCTGACTTGAAAATCGTAAAGGCTATCTTGCCTAACCTCTCCGAGTGTACGCGCGATTTCCACCGCTGGCGGTACAACGAGATGATTATGGAGACGTACCAGATGGCGAAGAAGCGCAAGGACACGAAGACCATGGAGAAGGCTGCCACGTCTTATGCAAAGTTCAACCGCATCGACATCGAGGACGAACAGTCTGTGCCTTACCACATGATTGTCGTGCAACCGTTCTTCCCCACTACCGACCCTCGTGTCGTGGGCATCACTCCTGTCCCCAACATCGACGAGAGAATCCGCAAACTCACTCACGAGCTTACCGCATCTCACCCAGATACGGAAAACATCGAATACGAGCAAGCTGATTTGGTTTTGGATGACATCTTCAATGATGATGATAATACATCACCTACCACCCCTACAACACCTACCTCACCTACCACACCTAAAAAACAACAACAATGACCAAAGTCGATACTTCTCTCTGGGATTCTGAAGCCAAGCTCCACACCAAGCGTGTCTATTTCAACAAGCCCCAGCTACTCACGCAATACATCGGCGCCAAGACCACCGTCATCGTTGCCGGGCGCCGTACTGGCAAGACGGACTCCATCGCCTCGCCTTTTGTCCTGCGCAACATGCAGCGCATGCCGGGTTCTACGGGCGGCATCGTGGTGCCTACGTTCAAACATGGTCTTACAAACACGCTCCCCGGCTTGCTTGCCGCATGGAAGCGGTGGGGATACATCAACGGTGTTCACTATGTGGTCGGTCGCAAACCGCCGAAGTCGTTTGCCAAACCTATCACTGAACCGGCTGACTATGAGCATGTCATCACCTTTTATAACGGCAGTGTCGCCATCATCATCAGTCAGGACCGTCCCGGCTCTTCCAACTCTCTCACGCTTTCTTGGCTCCTTATCGACGAGGCGAAGTTCATTGATTACAACAAACTTAAAGACGAGACGCTGCCAGCCAACGGCGGAATCCGCTCGTACTTCGGGCATCATAGTTTTAATCATAGTATGATGGTTCTCTCCGATATGCCGCAGACCACCAAAGGCTCGTGGTTCCTGCATTACGAGGACAAGATGGACACGGAGCTTATTGACACTATAAAGGGCACAATTTACAAGATTTGGCAGACTAAGGAGCGCATCGCCACGCTCAAAGAGCAGCGGCAGCCCATTCCGGCATACCTTCCCAATTACCTCAAATGGCTCGACCAATCGCTCAATAAAATGCGCTCTGTCGCTGTCTACTACAAAGAGTACAGCACTCTCGAAAATCTCCAGCTCCTCGGCGAGGAGTACATCCGCCAGATGAAGCGCGACCTCACGCCCAAGACGTTCCAGACTTCTATCCTCTGTCAGAAGATCGGCATCTCGCATGACGGATTCTATTCTTCCATGCAGGAATATCATAAATATGATGCTTCGGATTTCACTTACCTCGACTCGCTCGGTTACGAGAATATAATCAAGGAGGCGCAACAGGACATGTACACCATCCACGCCAATAGTCAGTTTTCCACGCTCAACAGCTCTCTTGACTGTCGCACGGATTCTGACATCGACCCAATGCAACCGCTTTGTATCGGTATGGACTACAATGCCAACATCAACTGGATTGTCTGTGGGCAGCCGCGCAATAATAGATTAAACATCCTCAAATCTTTTTATGTCAAGTTCGAGCGCAAAATCCCTGCGCTCGTTGCCGACTTCTGTACTTATTACGCACCGCACCCCAACAAGACGGTCATCTACTATTACGACGCCACGGCTCTCGGCTCCAACTATGCCGTAAACGATCAGGACTTCCACTGGGTTGTCGTCCACGAGTTCGAGCAGCATGGATGGCAAGTCATTGACGTGTATCTCGGCAACCCTATGCGACACGATGAAAAGTATCTCTTAATTAATCAAGGCTTCGCCGGCAAGCAGCGCCTAATGCCTTACTTCAACCGCCAGAACAACGATGACCTTATCTTAGCAATCCAAAGTGCCGGAGTGGAGCGAGGACGCAACGGCTTCCGCAAAAACAAATCCATGGAGAAGCAACCGGAATCTGAAGAAGATCTCCTCGAGCACCGCACCGACGGCACCGATGCCTTCGACACCCTCTATATCGGCTGCGAAAAGTTCCCACAGCATGATTTGTACCCGATTGCTATTGGTGGAGTTAGATAATATATATATCTTTGCAAACGTAAATCCCAAACGAACATCATTATGGAGCAACCTATCTATACAATCAATAGCAAATACACTTTGGATGAGTTTTTGCGGTATAACAAGTTTATTTTGACAACCAGGTATCATCTTAAAAGACAGCATTATACATGTTATGCTGTTTCTTTCTTGATTTTGTGCGGAATTATAGCTTCGGACATAGCATCCTATGCTGATCACCACACATATCCAATAGCTTCCATAATTGCCTCTCTTGTTTTGGGCTATGTGAACTGGAATCTCCACACTTCAACTGACAGAAAGGCAAAGGAGGCTTATAATAAGAACACATTGACCAAAGGTTCCCCTTACTCATTGTATTTTTATGACACATACTTTGTTTCGACAGTCAATGGCGATATGAGCAGGTCAAAATTTCAATACAACAGATTATCTGAAATAATCGAGACTAAGACCAACTACTATATGATGACAGCTTGGAACAATGGAATAATAATCTGTAAATCAGATTGTCCACAAGGATTTGATAGTTTCATTAATGGAATCAAGGCGACCTATCGGTTGTAAATCCATTTGTGAATTTGTTTAGTACTAATATAAATAAAATAGCTATGGGAATGTTCGATGCTATTAAGAGTGCTTACTCTCATTATTTTACCTTGCATGGTAGAGCAACTCGTTCCGAATACTGGTGGTTTTGGTTGTATCAGTGTTTGGGATATATAGTTATAGCCTCTGCTTGCATAGCAGCCTCTGTCGCATTTCAAGATAATGAAGGACTTTCTTTTATTCTTGTTGGTGTATTTGGAATATTTCAAATCATACCGAATTTTACAATTCTTGTACGTCGTTTACATGACTCTTCGAAATCTGGCTGGTGGATTTTACTTCTTTTATTATCCGGTCCTGGAGCCTTTATTCTTTTTATTTTTACATTACTTGGTAGTGAAGGAGACAATAAATATGGTAAAAATCCGCGCAACCTTGATTTATAACTACCCCAAAAGTATATAGAACAGAGTAAACCTCTCCCCCTAACCCCTCTTTTCCTCTTCCCTCCGCCCTGCGCCCCGTTTCTTCGGCATTTTCTCAATGTCGTCCACCACCTTCTCCGCTTCGCTGTCCTTTGCCAAGAGCAATCTCGTGGGCGAGAGCGGCAATTGGATATTCAGCCCGAAACACTTTTTGAGGAGTATAGCGGTAAACACCTTGTTTTATTGCTCTTTCGCAACCTCTCATTCCTGTCATTGCTTCATGAAATTGGTAGATACTATTGTCAGAATTTACGGCAGTGGTAGAGCAGTCAAGACAACATCAGGAGTATTCACCGTTCATATTTCGTGAAACACCGTTTTTTTGAGATACACTTCGATATAGTTGATTATATCATCGGTAGCCGTTTTTATAGCATTACCGCCTTTCCACTTCCCTCTTTCTTTTTTTTGTGTCTTCAATCTCATATTCTTCTTTCATCGGTCATCCTCTCCATTTTTTTAATTGGTAGACAGAGATTGCCGGATTCTTCATTCTTCACTCTTCATTCTTCATTTAACGATATTCCTTTCTCCGTATTTCCATTTTTTAATTTTTATCGTTCGAGCGTTCCACTCCTATGTGCTTTCTGATTTTTCCTTTGCAAAGTTAGCGCAAGCGGCTTGTCTGAAAGGGTCGCCGTTCACGGCTTATCCAAAGATTTTTTCAAAAGTTTTTGGGGCAGGTTTGCCTTGTTCCAAAATCTTTCAAGCCCTGAAGGGTGAAATAATCTCCGTCTATCCCTTGCATACATGCCTTCTACTTGCGCTCCCGAATTGCACGTAAAAATTACAAAAGCACTTCGGTGCTTCACTCTAAGTCGAACAATAAAAATTTTAGATTATGGTTAATACAGTTTTTGAATCGGAATATCGCCTTAACAAAAGAGGTAGAAGAGTTGAACATTCAAGCAATCTCTATCAGGTTGTTATCAATGGAGAGGATGGAGAATATCTTGAATATGAGATCGAAGCCGATTCTTATGCAGAGGCAAGCGCAAAGGCGGAAATGCTCGCAGCGGACGCTTTGGTTGACATCACCTATATCGAAGCCTATCTCATTCATTAATCTGATTGTTTCACTTTTAAATATTATAAGTTATGAATACTCCTAATGTTATCTTGGCTGCTAAAGCCGTTAATCTTTATTCTGAAAACAGTATCTGGTTCGTTTATTTCAGCAATGACAGCAATGAGAGGTTTTACTGCAAAAGCGCGTATAAGGCGATGCGCCTTATGTTCCTCCTCAAAAAGCGTTCCGGGCTGAACATCTCTGACAATTGCCTCTCTCGCCTCTCTCACGAGATTGCTCTCACCAAGGCTGCCACAGCAGCCACGGAAGAGAAGGCGGTCGCCGCCACAGAGGAAATGCCCAAGAAAAGAAGGGGGCGCAAGCCGAAGGCGGAAAAGAGGGCTTAGGCGGAGGGAAGAAGTCCGAATTTCGGACTTCTTCCTTTCTTTCAGCGGTCGTGTCCGTTTCTTATTCATTCCCCACCCACCGCCCTGTTGGAGCTTAGCGGAAAATTCTTTATTCTCCAATTTTCTTTCTTCATTCTCCAATTCTCAATCGGCTCTGCCGACAACTCTACATTCTACACTCTAAACTCTAAATTCAACTTCCGTCTTTTGGTACTAACGGTTTCCTTCCTATCTTTGAAACAAAAATCGCTATGCTTACTATTTCTTTCTCGCCATCCACATTCACATTCTCGTCGAGTCTGCCGAAGAGAATCCCCATAAGGACTGACGCCCAGTCTGTCGCCGTTTCTGTCCTGTGCTCCGGTTCGGCAGTTTTCCAAACCACTCTCTATCCGTTCAACAATTATGCCTATCTCTATGACCTCCGCTCTATTTTGGAGAATTATCTTACCAAATACAATAGGAGTATAACAAAGTTTCAAATCAAGGCACAGACGGCTTCGGAAACGGCACAGACAAAGGAGGACAGGATCGTGCTCTTCGCTAAAATGTATCTTGAATGGTCTGCCCAAGTTTTCTTGCAGTCCAACTTCCTCACCACGGCGAAGGTGTTTCTCATTCCGCGCTCTGCTATCCAGTTCCTTTCTTTTATCCCCACTGCAAGTGGCACGATAAGGAAATACACGGAATGTCTTGTCATGGAAAACGGAAAGTCATCGCCTACCATTGAAACTGTCGACGAGGGCACGAGCACCCCGGCTATGGGCACCACCCAGTCCGTGGACATTTCTCCTGAATACATCTCTTCCCGTCTGAAGACTAAAGGGAAACTCCTTTCCTTTACCGTTCACCGTGGTGCTCTTGCCAAGACGTTTTACGTCATTGACAAGCAGCCCAACATCATCCTTTCCGTTTACAACGAGTTTATGCAATACGAATATATCTTTCTGTATTGCACCACAAAGCGCATCACCAATTTTGAACGTTCCACTGCTGTCTGCGATGGCGAGACTTCCTTTTACGACGACACCACGGATTCTGAATTCGAGGTTGAAACGTCCATGCTGCAATATGATGATGCCGTCCGCATCTCCACTCTTCTTCTCTCGCATTCCGTTTCTCTCGTTACGGACGTCAATGAGGATTATGGTCTCCCCATTATCATCACCGACCTCACCTCTGAAATCTCTGATGCCGACAACGCTACCAACAGCATCAAGTTCAAGTACAAGTTCACCGACAACATCTTCCTTGCTAATGTCCCATCCCCGGCTAACGTCTTCACCAATCATTACACCCCACCTTTCGATTAACCATCACCGCCCCCCATTTTCCATTTTTCCATCTTTCAATTTTTCCATCTTCCATGCGTAGCATCCACATTTCAACTCTAACCCACATTGCAGCTATACATCATGTAACTCCTTGATTTCCAACATCTGTATTT